ACGGGAGGGTCCCCCGCCGGACCGGGGCCCGCCGAAGACCGGGAGCCAGATCGCTCGCGAGCATCGCGAGGCCCTGCGGCTGCTGCGTGATATCGCGTGGGCAGCGTCCCTGGGGTCGGAGTATCGTGGCGCCCGAATGTCCGCCCTGCTCGACGCGGTAGACAACGCGGAAGCATGGCTGGAGGTCATCGACGAATAATGAGACTGCTAATAGCAAGAGTGCTTTACGGGATCGCGGCCTGCCTTGCGATCCCAGCGATGGCAATCGCGTTTGCGGCAGAGAAACTGAGCGACTACTCAGACGAGATAAGAAGATGAGAACCCTCTATCACGGAACCAGCGAGCGGCACCTGGACTCGATCCTCCGCGAGGGCATCAAGCCTCGCGGGCGGAGGCGAGGCAACTGGAAGTCGTATCCGTCGATTCCGGGCCACGTTTACCTGACGAGCGCCTATGCGGGCTACTTCGCGACCGTCGCCGCCAAGAAGGGCGAGCGGGCTCTGATCGTCGAGGTCTGCCTGGAGGACGACTCTCGGCTCTACCCCGACGAGGACTTCATCGCTCAGGCCCTGGCGGCCGGCAACAACCGGCCGATCGACGACTACCACGGCGAGGTCTCGGCGACGATCGCCTACTACCGAGATCACGTCCAGGCGAGCCTCGACGGCCTGGGCAACGTCAGCCACGGTGGCGTGGTTCCGCCGGCGGCGATCTCGCGGTACGTCCTGGTCGATACGAAGAAGCAACTCGACGTCATCGTGCTGGCTCTCGACCCAACAATCTCGCTGCTCAACTACAAGTTTTGCGGCGAGCGATACCGGTCGATCAACTCATGGCTGTTCGGCGACCGCAGCGACTTCTCGCTGGGGTTCGCTGGGCAGGACAACGACTCATACATCTCCCTGCTGGAGCGGTCGCAGGAGGGCTACCGAGATCATGTCGCGAAGATGTTCGCGAACCGAGACGGCATCGATGTCGTCAACGTCCGGAAGGCGGTGTCCGCATGACCGAGACCATCATCGTCAACGGCGAACCGCACCAGATCGAAGCGAAGCGGGCGACGCTCGTCTTCAACGCCGGCGGCGATCGCATCCAGTACCCAGGCCGCGTGATGATCACGGCCGAGATGTCGCTGAACCGCTACCGGGAGATCGACGAGATCGACCAGTTCGCGGCGGCGATGTTCGAGATGGTCATCCCAGACTTCGGCCGCCAAGTCTGCAAGGCAGAACTCGACCAGTGCAGCGACGGGCTCCAGCAACTTGCCGGCCTGCTGTCGCTGACGGTCTGGCTGCTGTCGAGAAAGCACTCGATCGGATGGTCGTACCCGGAGAGCGGGCTCCATCCGAAGTATCAAGCCAACCTCGCCGACGTGATCATCATGCTCACGGACGGCGAGGCAATCGGGAAGTTCGTCAGGAGAGTTGCCGCAAACACTTGTCGCGTTGACAAGTCTGGGCACGGCAACGCAGACATCGGAGGTTGACATGGTTCGGACTGTGTATGTGTCGAGAGTGTTCCGCGTCGACGTCGAGTCGCAGCCGGAGGTCGTGGAGGAACTGCGGCGGCTCGCCGCCAGGGGGTTCGACGTGCTGGGGCCGATCGACTTGTCGCCCGTGGCGGCGGCGGAGCCGGAGCCTGAGCCTGAGCCGGAGCCGGAGCCGACGCCGAGGCCTCGCGAGGTCATCGACGAGTTGAAGCGACTCGGTCTGGGAACAGCCGGCGTCGCGGCCCTGGTTGGCGTCAGCGCCGGCGCGATCAGCAACTGGAAGAGCGGTCGTCACAACTGCGACCAGTCGCGGCTCGGGTGCCTGGAGCGTCTCCTGGATCGGGCGAAGAGCGGGAACCTCGACGGCCTCAAGGCTGAGGCTCGCGGCGCGAGGCGGGCGGTGCGGCTGGCATCCGGCAAGCGGCGTCGCATCTATGCCGTCTCGGAGAGCCAGCGGGCGACGATGGTCGATCTGCGGTCGCGAGGCAGCAGTGTCTCGCAGATCGCCGAGGCGACCGGTCTCTCGGAGTCGTGCGTCAGGCGGAACTCGAAACTCTGACGCCTTGGGCCGCCGGTCGCGAAAGTATGCGGCCGGCGGCCATAGGTAGGATCACAACCACACCATCAAACAGGAGACATGACATGGGAGCAATCATCACACCGGAGGAGGCCTGCGCCCTGCTGACGGAACTCAACAATATCGCAGAGAGCGGCCTGCCGACGGCGAGCGAGTTTCGGAGGCATCTGGCGTCGGCCATCGTGAAACTCACGACGGCTCAGGACGGTATGCCGATCATCTACGAGCATCGCGGCGAGTGGTGGATTTGCATCAACGGCATGACGAAGCACGGCCCGTTCGAGAGCCGCAACCGCGCGGAGTTCTTCTGGGGAGTCGCCTGTCGGGACGACGACGCGCAGTACGAGGTAGACTTCGCACACATGGTGCTGTCCCTCACGCCCAACGGCGAGGCCTGGACGGACTCAAGGTCTGGAATGCGGTTTCGGCTCGACAAGCAAGCGAAGTCCATGACGATCGAAGACGACTCGATCGTCGACGGCGAGAGGCTCGCCGTGCTGCGGGATCGGTTCTGGATCGTGGGATATTCGATCGCCAGCGAAGAGGAGGTGAGCAGTGGAAAACTATGAGTGTCGCAGGAAGGTCTATCTGCCGTACGCGATCGCTGAGAAGCACCTGTTCGGCCGAGACGACTGCGGAAAGTGGCTGCCATACATGAGCGGCCGACGGGCGATCTGCGTCGCGACGAAGGCCGAGGCGGCGAGGTCGTTTGCCGTCCTGCTCGATTCAGGAGACCCGGAGGCCACCGAGGCGGCGAGAGAGTCGCAGGATCGATTGCGTGAGTTTGCCGGCGATTGGCCGACCTCGTAAGAATACTCCGGTCAGTCATCCATCATCCATCAACGGAGAGCCAAGCATGAAGAAGAAAGCAGTCACCACAGAGGAAAAGGTCATAGTCATCCCCAAGAACGTGAACCCGATCCCATCCAGGGTCGCGGCGAGCATCCTGCAATGCTCGATGGGCCACGTCCGCTGGCTGCGGAGAAACGGACGGCTCAAGAGTTGGAAACTCTCGGGGCGGTATACGATGCTCGACCGCAAGGAGGTCGAGGCCCTGGCGAAGGCGAAGGCCAAGCAGGAGACAAGGCTCGGGGCTCCCTCCAAGGGGTTCCAGCCGGATACCTGATTTTCTCACGGAACCAAGTGTCCAACTGGCGATTTCCCCGAGAAAAACCGACGATTTGCCTTTTGGCCGACGTCGGTTATTCTTGGGGTGTCGCCGAAAACCCCTCAGGAGCCCAACCCAATGCCCGCCACCGCAAACCGCCGCACCGACGTTCACGCCCCAGCCGCCGGCGGCTTCGACCCGGCCGCCTACCGTCTGGTCGGCTGCTACGACTCCGGATGCCCGCTCTCGAACCTCGAACTCGCTGAGGTTCGCACCCAGTTGTCCGGAGACGGATACCAACTCGGCGCTGGCAGCGGCTGCCAGTGCGGCCACTGCGGCACCGCGATCCGCTACTCGGCGTTGCTCGCCCGCGACGACGTCCGCGAGTACATCCACGTCGGCGAGGTCTGCCTCGACAACCGCTTCCGGGGCCTGACCAAGGCCGAGTTCAAGCGGCTCCGCGAGACCGCCCGCCTCAACCGCGAGCGGGCCACGTTCGAGGAGCGGGTCGATGCCCTGGTCGAGCAGCACCCGCACCTTCAGCGGCTGCTCAACAACGACGATGTCGTGCGGGGCTCGTCTTTCCTGGCGGACGTCCGCCGCAAGTTCGTCGAGTCTGGCCGCCTGACCGACAACCAGATCGCCGCCGTCAAGCGGGCCTTCGAGGGCGAGGAGCGTCGCCAGCAGTGGGCCAAGGAGCGGGCCGAGCGGCAGGCCAAGTTCGCCGCCGAGAAGGCTGCCCTCCAGGCCGCCGGTGTCCAGGCCCCCGAGGGCCGCGTCGAGGTCGAGGGGGAGATCGTCTCGGTCAAGTGGCACGAATCGAACATCGGCTACGGCTACGGGCGGCGGTCGGCTGGGGCCTACAAGATCGTGGTCAAGACCGACGCCGGCTGGTCGTGCTGGGCCACGCTGCCGAGCGAACTCGCCGCCGAGGGTGCTGCCACCGCGAAGGGCCGTCGCATCCAGTTCACGGCGACCCTGACTCGGTCTGACCGCGATCCGACGTTCGCGTTCGGCAAGCGTCCCACCCACGCCTCGTTCCTCAACTCCTGAGACTTGTACGGAGACACCAACCCATGCAGACATTCCTGCCACTGCCGTCATTCGGCGACTCGGCTCGATCGCTCGACGATCGACGCCTGGGGAAGCAGCGGGTCGAGGCCAAGCAAGTCTTGATCGCTCTCGGCATCGACGTCGGCGAGCATCGAGGCAACCCGCAGAGCCGGTGGCGGCATCATCCCGCCGTCCGGATGTGGCGAGGCTTCGAGCGGTGCTTGGCTCACTACGCGATGAGCGTCTGTGAGGAGTGGCGACGTCGAGGCTTCCGCGACTCGCTGCTCGATCAGTTCGAGAAGGCCAGTCGCGACATCCTGCTGGGCTACTGCGAGGTCTCGCCGTCGAGCGCCTTCGGAACGCCGCAGTGGCTGGGAGACGACGCCGTCCACGCCTCGCACCGCAGCAACCTGATCCGCAAGAACCCTGAGTTTTACGGGCAGTACGGCTGGGCCGAGCCGCACGACTTGCCCTACATCTGGCCGACCTGAGGAGAGAGACCATGACCAAGATCACCATCGAGATCAACGACGTCCTGCCCGGCTGCGTCGAGAACGCGATCGAACAGGTCAAAGACTTGCTCAAGGACTACGTCCGTCGCGAGGAGCCGGACGAGTTGCCGTGCCTGCACAACGACCTGGACTACAGCGGCGACGTCCACAGCATCATCGACGGCGAGGTGCCACACAGGACATCCGACATCGAGGCCGCGTGGTTTCTTCACGGCCGCGACCTGGAGGAGGCGTACGACACGGCCGGCATCGGCGGGAACCCTCGCGACGGCCAGGGCGCGACGGCCATCTACTGCTACATCGAGCAGAAGGTGTGCGAGTGGTATCACGACCACGCGGGGGAAGTGTTCGAGGAAGTGACCAGCAGCAACAAGGAGGGCGAAGCATGAACAAGATCGACATCAACGAGGAAGAGGGATACATCCTGACGGTTGGGGTGCTGCTCAAGTCTCTCAAGAGGTTCGGGTGGTCTGCGGCCGAGGTCGAGCAGGTGCAGCAGGCGATTCACCTGACTGTGCTGGAGGCCATCGACAAGACTCGCGAGGTAGTCAGGAAGGAACTCGCCGCCTACACGGCCCAGTACGGGTTCGACGAGACGGCGTTGTTCGGTCTGGCGAGAACGGAGTACGCACTGCGGGGCATCGAGATCGCGAGCGAACTGCATCGCAAGCGGCTCCAGGCCTGCAACTAGAGAAAGGAGTAGATCGTGTCCCTGAACATGGACGGAATCTTTGACCTGATGTGCGCGTGCGCGGCGCGTCGGCTCAAGGGCCACGGCTGGAGCCACGACGAGGCTCAAGCGGTGACGAGGGTCTTGGCAGATAGCCTGCGGGCAGCCATTCCCCGAATCATTGACGAGGAGTTGCCCGAGGCTGCGGTCGGCATGGAGGAGAACGGAATCCTGACGGAAGCGAACCTGACAATTGCGTTGACGTCCCTGGCGGCGATCGGGGCTGTCGATGTTGTGGACAAACTTCATCGCCGACGGGTTGCGGAACGCAACTAGAGAGAGGGGTGCATCATGGCGAATCAGATTCTGGTCATTCATCCGTACTGGGACGAGGAGGGCAGTCTGGTGTTCGACGACGCGTCTGTCGGCCTGAGCCGAGAGCCGTTCGTCGCCGGAGCCGACGACGTGCTGCGAGAACTGGCGGCCCAGGTGGACGAGTCGTGTCGGCAGAGGTTCACGCTGCGGTTCTCGTCCGAGCCGTTCCCCGGTCATCAGACGGTGATCCGACGGACGCGGGCGGAGTTCGGCGGCAACTGGTACGTCGTCGAAGGCACGGGCCAGGAGGGTTGGCTCTGCCCGGCGTTGTACCGCTACTACCCGAAGGCCCCCGAGGCCCTGTACCTGGAGATCAAGCCACGCCAAGCATGAGGCCTGCCACGGACTCGAAGCGGCTTCCCATCCATCGATCGGCCGCGTGGCCCGCCAGCACCCAGAGTGGCGGACAGAAGTAACCTGGGGAGGAGTCGTCGCTGCGGAGCCGGATACCATCCTCCGGCAGCGAAGGTCACGCAGCCGCAGCGGCGACTCCGACAAAATCACCACCACCAGGACAGGAGCCCAGGCCATGAAGACTGAGAGACTTGAGACTTACCGAGTCAGCGAGCGAGTCCTGCTGTCGCGAGGCGACGTGTTCCGCGCAAGGGGAGGGCCGCTGTGGAAGTGCGACAACGGAACGAAGGTTCCACTCGCAGCGAAGGGGCCTTTCGTGTTCCAGGCGTACTGTCGTCGAGGGCAATGCGAGTGGGTCGAGGCGATCGACAAGGCCGGCGCTCACACGGTGCTGCACATCGCCGGTCGTCGGCGGCGCGCCTCTCCGCAGATCGTCACACGACCGTACGTCATCGTCGGCAAGAAGCGGCCGCCGAAGAAGGTTGACGCGAAGAAGGCCAAGGCTTAGGTTGTCCGGACACGCAAACCCCGAGAGGAGACAGGAGCAATGGAGCGACGACGCAAAAAATCGGACTTCAACTGGCCGTTCCTCAAGATTCGCCGTGAGCGGATCGAGGCGGCGGATCGGCTCCGTTCTCAGGCAGCACAGGAGACGTGCGGCATGGAGTTCGTCGGCGAACTCAGTGGCTTGGCCTGGGCGACTTGCCGCAAGAACGCGAGGCGGCTGGAGAAGGCGTCGTCGCTCTATCGGAGCGCCGGCCTCGGCGCGGCGGCCGTCGATGCGATTACTTCTGCTGCTGAACTGTGGTCGAAGGTCGGAGAGCGTTCACACGCAAAGGGCTGCCGCGACGCGGCGGCGTCAATGGACACGTTTTACCCCTAAGGAGAATTGCAATGACGGCAGGAGAGAAGGTGTTTGTCGCGCTTCCGGTGTACGGAGCCGGCTCGGAGCCCAAGGGCCACGTCACCGAGGGTACGGTGGTTGCGGAAGGCGAGCGTGGCGAAGTGGTCGTGAAGGCCTCGCACGGTGGCATCTACACCTACGGAGGCCCGTTCTCGGACTCGAAGGTATTCGCCACCGAGGGCGAAGCCTGGGGCCACTGTGCTGCTGTGCTGCGGCGACGGGCGGCCCAGGTGTCGGAGGCTGCGGAGGCCTGCGAGGCAAGGCTCTCAACATGAACCTCTGGCCCAATCAACTCGAAGAGGCGGCCATGATCGCCGGCAATCCGTTCGCGTTCATCGCGGCGGACATGGGGACTGGCAAGTCCGCCGCCGCGATCGAGGGGCTTCGGCAGTGCGGTCGAGTGCTGATCGTCTGCCCGATCGCGGTTGGGCCTGCCTGGGTCAAGCAGTTCAGCCTCTGGGACAACACCCGCGACGTCTGCCTCGCCGTTGATGGGTCGGCGGCGAGGCGGGCGGCGTCGATCTCGGCAACAGGCGAGCGGTGCGCGGTGATCGTGAACTACGACGCCGTCTGGCGGGGCGGCGTCGGAAAAGCCGTGAACTCGCTTCAGTGGGATGCGATCGTGCTGGACGAGTCTCACAAGATCAAGTCTCCGAGCGGCCGGGCATCGCGGTGGCTCGCGAAACTCGCTGCTTCGCAGCCCAAGGCGAAGCGTGTCTGCATGACCGGAACTCCGACGCCGCACTCGCCGCTCGACTGGTGGGCTCAGTTCCGCTTCCTCGATCCGAGGATTCTCGGCTCATCGTACACAGGCTACCGCTCCAGGATCGCCGTCACGCATCCGCGATACCCTGGCTGGGTCAAGGAGTTCAAGGCCGAGGCCCTGGAGGCCCTGAGCCGTCGCATCGACCAGCACGTCTACAGAATCAAGGCTGACGACGTCCTGACGCTGCCGGAGATTCTGCACGTCGACGTGCCGCTGCGGTTGTCGCCTGCGAACCGCAAGTATTACGACAGGCTCGAAGACGACCTCGTTTCGACCCTGGAGAGCGGCGAGACGGTGACGGCTGCGAACAAACTCGTCGTCGTCACGCGACTGCAACAGGCGACGTCAGGCTTCGCCGTCGACGAGAGCGGCGAGACGGTGCAACTCTCGGGAGACAACCCGAAGGCCGAGGCGATTGCCGAGTTGCTAGAAAGCCTGCCGGCCAACGAGCCGATCGTGATCTTCTGCAAGTTTGTCCATGACATCCAAGTCTGTCAGTCTGTTCTCGACCGACTTGGCATCTCGCACAGCGAGTTGTCGGGCAGAAAAAAATCCCTGGACACATGGCAACGCGGCGATACGATCGCACTCGTCGTGCAGCAGCAAGCCGGAGGAGTTGGAGTTGACTGCACAAGGGCGGCCTACGCGGCTTACTTCTCGCTGTCGCACTCACTGGGCGACTTCGAGCAGAGCCTCGCGAGGCTGCGACGGCCGGGCCAGAACAGGCCCTGTCGCTTCTACCACCTGATCTGCGAGGACACCGTCGATGCCACCATCTACGGAGCCCTCCAATCGAAGCGAGACGTGACGGAAGAAGTTCTCAAGAGGCTGCAACGGAGGGCAATCGCATGATCGTCAGTACGGACACGGAAACCAGCGTCACCATTCACATGGATATGCCCAACGAGGTGTATCACGCCGAGCGGGATCACATCAGCCGGTCGACGGCCCATCGCTACCGGGGCGTCGATGGTGGCCCCAGTCAGTGGTACGTCGACACCTACGGCGAGAGCCTGTTCGGCGGCAACTCGGCCACGACGTTTGGCACGTTGGTGGACGTGGCCTGCGAGGCCGAGATGCGGGGCAACAACTGGCGGAACGCCGTCGCCGTGCCTCCGCCTGGGGTGCTGGCGGCGGACGGCTCGCGTCGCGGCAAGGCCTTCCAGGAGTGGCGGGCCTCGCTGATGCCTGGGGCTCTGGAGTGCGCGGCGGCTGACTTCGTGAAGGTCGAGCGGATCATCGCCTCGATCCGCAAGCACCGCATGGCGAACGCGTTGCTGGAGGCGGCGACTCACACGCAGTACACGGTGTTCTGGACAGACGCCGATGGTCATCGCCGCAAGGCTCGCGCCGACGGTGTGACGAACAAGTGTTGGTTCGACTTGAAGACCACGTCCAGCGAGTGGCGTGACCTGAAGTGGTCGTTCGCCCGGTTCGGATACGACTGGCAGGCTGTCTGGTACTCGGACGCGGCGGCGGTCGCAGGCTTCGAGGCCTTTGAGTTTCCGTTCATCGTCGTCCAGACGTTCGCGCCGTTTGCAGTGCGTGTCGTGAGACTCTCGGAAGGAGTGCTGACTCGCGCTGCCTTCGAGATCAAGGACACGCTCAAACTGATTCGTGATCGACGGGCGTCGGGCGACTACTTCCCCGAGCAGTATCACGACTTGGTGGAACTCGACTTCTAGTGTTGGTTGGTTTTTTTCCTGAGGAGGCTCACACATGAGCGGTTTGACGACGGTTGATGGTTTCCGCGCCCTGTCGGAGGGCAGCGTCACGGACGACTTGCTGTCCGCAAACCTGGGCGGAGAGTCGCTGCGGAGCAGCGATCTCACCTGGGTCAAGATTCCCACGGGCGGCGCGACACGGTGGTCGTGGTCGACCAAGGCCGGCATGGACTTCAGCGAGAAGGCGATCAAGGGCCTGCTCGTCGTAGTCGGTCGGACGGAGTCGGTGTTGTGGCCGCAGGCCGACGCGACGCCGGGGAGCAGGCCTCTGCTCGTCAGCGACGACGGTCGGATCGCGTATCGGTGCGGGTCGGACTTCGGCGACCTCGATCGCAACGTGATCGAGGCGGCCAAGAACGCCGACGGCACCTACTCCGTGGCGAAGATTCCCTACTTCGCATGGGAGGGTCGCGGGCCGGGCTCGAAGCCGCCCCGCGCGAAGTCGAGCCGGGTTCTCGGCATCCTCCGCGAGGAGGATTCGCTGCCGGTGTTCTGCCGCGTGAGCCAGACGAGCCTGCGGGCCGTCGACGATCTCCTGCGGGGCATCACGGCCGAGGGGCTGTTTCACTACCGTGCGGTGGTGGAACTGACCCTGGAGAAGCGGAAGGGCGCCCGTGCGGAGTACGCCGTCCTCGTCGCCAAGAAGGTCGGCGAGATCAGCGATGAGCAGGGCCGGCTGGCGAAGGCGAAGATCACCGACGTGATGACGTCGATCGTGTCTCCGCCGGCGTCGAGCCGTGCCGTGGCAGCCGTCGCCGAGGCGGTTGCCGTCTCGTCGAACGAAGCCGTTCCGTTCTGAGCAAGGGCCTGCGGCCTCGCTGCTGTGTCTTCAGACCCCCTCGCCGAGACTTGCTCGGCGAGGGGGCATCTTTCTGCACTCAAGTCTTTCAAGGAGGAAAAACTGTGAAGTACGACGCCGAAGGTATGTTCAAGGAGGTCGCCAAACTCGCGGCCAGGGGCTGGAAAATCTGCCGCCTGTGGGGCGTGATGGACAACGGGAAATGCACATGCGGCAAGGCCGACTGCGGAACTCCCGGAAAGCACCCCAGCGGCGGAGCAGGGTGGCAGCACCGCGCGACGGACAACGAGGACGACATCTCGTACTGGTTCGACAGCGTCGATGAGCCCCACACCCGCCTCAACGTCGGAGTGAGGCTCGGAGCGACGAGCGGCGTCATCGACGTCGAGTTCGACTCGCCCGAGGCCGAAGCCGCGCTCAAGCGGTACGGGCTCGATCTGATCGACACGCCGGCCTACTCCAGCGGCCGAGGCGTCCACCGAATCTTCGTTCACGAAGACTGGATGCCAGACTCTGGCGTCGTCAAGGTCGAGGGCATCGAAGTTCGGATCGGCGGCGGCGGCACGGCGAGCCAGTCCGTGATCCCTCCGTCCTGGCACAAGTCAGGAGTCCAGTACAAGTGGCTGCCAGGGCGGTCTCCGGAGGAGGTGAATCCGGCGAGGCTTCCAGATGCCTTCAGGGACGCGGTGCTGGCGTCCTCGCGTCGCCAGCGGTCGGGCGTCACTGCTCAGGCGAGGAAGGCCCTGAGGGCGGCCGACAGGATTTCCGAAGGTGGCCGGCACGCGTTCCTGGTCGGCATCGCCTCCAAGTTGGCGGCCCGCATCCGCCAGCACACGGGCGAGGAACTGGAAGAGTTGACGCAGACGATGCTCTGCGTCAACGCGGCAATGTGTGAGCCGCCGAAGGGAGACGCCGAGGTCTCCAAGATTGCCTCCGATCAGTTTGCGTACTACCGCGACCGTGCCATAGCGAGACGGGCGTCAGGCAAGTTCAAGTTCGAGCAGTACGGTCTGGTCTGGAACTCCGAAGAACGGTGCTGGGAGCCTGGGGAGTGGAGACTCACGATCGTTCGCGGGGAACACGCCGAGTACAAGTTGCGGGTTCCCGTCCCGCATGAGAACCGAAGCGTCACGGTGCGGCTCTCGGCGGAGGAGTGGGTCACTCCTCGAAAAGTCGCCGTGAGAATCCTGGAGGCCACCGGGAAGGTCAATCCGCTCGATCCGAATCCAACGCGGTGGGCAAGGGCCTGGACGGGGGAGTCGATCAAGAACGACGAGGGCGGATACGACGACATTCGGGGCCTCATGTCTCTGTTGACCGACGACGCCGAGAGCGAGATTCCGCCTCCGGAGGCGAATGTCACGACGTACAACGCGTCGATTCTGCTCTCGTACCTGGACTCGCACCAGAAGGCCGAGGCCAGCGACGAGGACGACAGGAAGCCAAACCACTCAGGTCTGCCGAAGTGGATTCAAGCCTCGTCCGGAGAGTGGTGCCTGTGGCTCAAGTGGCATGAGACCGTCAGCAAGGCATGGCAGATCGCCAAGGCAGGAGCGTTGGGGATTTCGCAGCGGGCTGCCCTCAAGGAAGCCATCTTGGATGCGGCCGGCGAGAAGACGATCTCGATGATCTCCAAGAAGGTCAACGGCCGCCAAGGGAAGTGGTACATCTTCCGCGAGCGTCACATCGACGCCCTGAGGAAACTCGCCGATTCCGTATAGGGAGACAATTTCTCTCCACCACGAAATTACGCGGTATAGGTGGTATACCCCCCAAATCCGCAATGGTTCGACCTGTAAAAATAGGGATTTTTTCTCCTTATATCTATTCCGTTTGGAACTGGCATAGGGCTGCATAGGCGGTATATCCGGAGGCGTAAAATGAGGGCGAAAGTAGAGCGGGCAATCGGCGGCGCGGGGACGGGGAAGACTCGGCTCATTCTGGAGCGGCTGACCCAGGCGAAGGACGAGTTGGGCCTGAGCGTGGACGAGATCGGGTTCTGCACCTTCACCCGAGCCGGGCGGGCGGAGATCGCGGAGCGGGCCGCCGACGCCTGGGGGGTCTCTCCCGAAGACCTCACGCGGCGCGGCTGGTTCCGCACGGCTCCCTCGATCGCTCACCGCTGCTGCGGAGTCGAGGAGGGGCAGTTGATCGAGGGCGTCAGCGGAGACGAGTGGGTCAGCAATGTCCTGGGAGGTCGGGTTCACACGAAGAGCGACGCCCGTGGTGAGCGGCAGTACGTCACCGATGAGAATGACACCATCCCGCTAGCGATGAGGGCCTGGGAACTGGCCCGCAGCCGGATGGAGCCGCTCTCCAAGACTCTCCGACGCTGGGCGACTTGCAACGAGCGGTCTCCGGAACTGACGGAGGCCACGGCGATCATCCGGAAGTACGAGTTGGCGAAACTCCGAGAGGGCCGACTCGACTTCAGCGACATGATTGCCGGCTTCGCTGGGGTGCGGTTCACCGTCGACGGGCCGGTCGAGATCGAGCCAATGGGCGACACGCCGGAGTCGCTTCGTGTGCTGGCCGTCGACGAGGCTCAGGACAGTTCTCCATTGGTCGATCGAGTCTGCCGTCGACTTGCCGGCGGCGGCCGAGTCGAGCGAATATGGCTGTGTGGCGATCCGTACCAGTCGATCCACAGTTTCGCCGGCGGCGACTACAGCCTGTTCCTGGCCTGGGACGCAGACGAGTACACCATGCCGCAGTCCTACCGTTGCCCGAGTGAGATTCTCGCGCTCGGAGAGCGTTGCCTGAGGCAGATGAATCGGGGCTACCGAGACCGTGGCATCCGTCCGGCCAGCCAAGGCGGGCGAGTGGATCAGGTGGGCTCGGCCTGCGAGGCAATCGACCGGCTCACGGCCGACTCTAGCGCTCTCCTCCTGGGCCGATGTATGTTCAGCCTCGAAGAGTACGAGGCCGTTCTCAAGTCTCGACGCCTGCCGTACCAGTGGGTTGACAAGGGCCACGCTGCGGCTCAGATGTCTGGATACGGAAGCCTGTGGTCTCTCCAGCACGGCCGGGCCTGCCGGGGCGAAGACCTCGCTCACGCAGTCTCGATCCTGTCGGTCAAGACCGAGCGTCACGGAGTCCTGATGACTCGCGGCGCAAAGACTGCGTGGAAGGACGGCCGCAAGAGCCATCTCGACATCATCCGACCGATCGACGACGACTTCGATCTCGTCGGGTTCACGCCTGAGATGCGGACGCTGGTTCGCGAGGGTCGGTGGGCCGAGGCGATCGAGCCCAAGTGCCAGGAGCGGGCTGCCCTCTGGCATGAGGCGGCGACGAGGTTCGGCGAGTCGCTCGCCAGCAATCCGCCGATCCGGCTCTCGACGATCCATTCGGCCAAGGGGCTCGAAGCCGATCACGTCATCCTCTCCTCGATCTCCAGCCCGAGCGTCGACCGCTCTCGCGAGTCGTTGCCGGAACTGCACGACGAGGAGTGCCGCGTTGCCTACGTCGCCGTGACGAGGGCCAAGAAGTCGCTGACCTACGTTCAGGACGGCGACCGGAACAGGCTGGAGTTGCCACTGTGAATCCAAGACTTGCCGCAGTTGCCGTTGTCGCCTTCGCCTTGATGGGCGGAACGATCAGCCCTCGCGTTGAGGACTCGAAGCACGTCGAGTACGGCAGCAAGTTTGTCCACGTCGCCAGGATTCGCTGCAAGGGCGACAAGACCGACGACAACCCCACCGGCGTGTGCATGGCATCGTGCGTGATCGTGTCGCCTCGCCATGTCCTGACGGCCGCCCACGTCGTCCGGGGAACGAGCCAGTGGAAGATCACGGGGCCAGACGGGGTCGAGCGAGAACTGGTGCGGATGCAGACCCATCCGCTCTACGGCGCAGGCAAGGGTGGCTCGAACGATCTGGCCGTCGGCACACTGCGGGAGCCGGTCGAGATGGAGTGGTATCCGGCGATCTACAAGGACGCGGACGAGTCGGGCAAGACGGCGTCGATCGCCGGCTACGGGATGCGGGGCAACTTCCGCGACGGGGTCACGGGCTCCGACGGCAAGCGGCGGGCAGGCAGCAACGTGATCGACTCCGCCACGGAGGACTACCTGATCTGCTCGATCTCGGGGCCGCCCTGGACGACGCTGGAGTTCCTGATCTGCGCGGGCGACAGCGGCGGAGGCCTGTTCCTGGGCAGCGAACTGGCCGGCATCAACTCTTGCATCATGGCCGAGGGCCGCTCGCCAACCGCAACGTACGGCGAGGAGTCCGTCCACGTCCGCCTGAGCGTCCACCGAGACTGGGTTCTCACGGAGATGACCCGCGATGAGTGACTCGATGCTGTTCGACACGTCGCCCCTCGAAGGCGACGGTCAGTCAAAGAAGAAGGGCGGCCGCCGCAAGCCCAAGCAGGACGAGCCTCTGCCGATCCTGGCGAGCCAGGACGACTTCGACGATCGGCCGCCCCCGCTGGGGTTCCTGCTCTCGCTCGACTCAGTGCCGTGCAACCAGTGCGGCCTCCCGATGGACTTGGCCGAGGTCGTGATCATCAACGGCATCAAGCAGTGGCGAGTGCAGTGCGGCTGGTGGTGTATGCACTCTTGGCTCATGCCGCCGATTCCAGGCCTGCTCGATGCTGAAGAAAAGAAGGGCCGGGCCTTCGTTCTCCGCGAGGGTCGATTCGCCGGCAAGACTCTCGACGAAGTCTGGGACGAAGGCGGCGAGTGGTACATCCGCGAACTCGCGACGCTCGCCAAGAGCGACCGACTGGCGAAGGCAGCGAGCGAGTGGCTGGCGAAGAAAATCGCTTGACCCGCTGTCTGGACACGCTAACCTTCGAGCGTCTCGCCACGGAAGGTTCCGTGGCGGGCTCCACGGATCGGAGCCCGCCACGGTGATTCCGGGAGGAATGGAGTCCCCGATCTATGTGGCCGTGGTCATCTCGCACGGTCGCCTCTGAACTCCGCCGGCTGGCGATGCGGATGCGTCGGCCTCACGCGGCTCGTCTACGTCTCATTCGCAGGGAGATTGCCAGCATGGCCCTCGTCTACAGCGTCACCGCAGCCCCGTCGATTGACCCCGATGTCGTGGTTCGCCAACTCACGGTCATCGTCAACGGCGAGGCGAGCGGCGCTCCCGCTGACTTCCCGCCCGAGGCGACCTCCTTCGGCGAGATCATCGTTCCGCAGGATGCCCAGGTCATCGTGACCCTCGTCGACATCGACGACGCCGGCAACGTGAGCGAGCCCGCCGTGTTCGAGTTCACGGCCGCCGACACGATCCCGCCGGCCAAGCCGGGTGAGTTCGGCGTGACGCTCGTTCGCGAGACGGCCTGAGTAGTACGGACACGGCAATGCACACTCTCGTCAACGCCGACACGATTCAGCATCTCGCCTCGATGGAGAGCGGGAGTGTGCATTGCATCGTGACCTCGCCGCCTTACTACAACCAGCGCAACTACGGACACGACGGGCAGATCGGCCTGGAAGGCACGGTGCAGGAGTACATCGACCGGATGGTCGCGGTTCTCTGCGAGTGTCGTCGAGTGCTTCGCGACGACGGGACGCTGTGGCTCAACGTCGGCGACTCCTACGGCAGTGGCAAGCAGTTGCTCGGCGTTCCGTGGAGGCTGGCCTTGGCCGCCCAGGCGGACGGTTGGTGCCTGCGGCAGGACATCATTTGGCATAAGCCCAGCCCGATGCCCGAGAGCGTACGGGATCGATGCACGAAGGCGCATGAGTACGTTTTCCTGCTCACAAAGAGCGATCGCTACTACTACGACGCTGAGGCGGTGAGCGAGGCGAGCGCTGAGATGACTCGGCCGCAATCAGAAAAGCGGCGGCTTCAACGAATGAACAGGGGTGTCGTGGTTGCGGGTGAGTTCGGCCAGACAAGCAAAGGAGTAGACGGCGGCGCTGCTGTTACTCACGTTATGAAGTCAGGAGAGCGACGCAACCGACGCTCAGTCTGGACTATCGCGACGCAACCCTACAGAGGCGCTCACTTCGCCACGATGCCGCCGGTGCTGGCCGAGACTTGCATCAAGGCTGGCACATCGGAGAAAGGCTGCTGCCCGTCATGCGGCTCCCCGTGGGAGCGGGCTACGAAGCGAACGAAGTTGCTGCGGCCCAGGCCCGCCGACTACGTCAAGCGAACCGGCGAGGCTGGCACTGGAAACTCCTGCGCGAACAGCGTGGCTGGCGTGGCGGTCGAGACTCTCGGCTGGCGGCAGTCGTGCAAGTGCGAGCCGCATGAACCCGTGCCGTGCGTCGTCCTCGACCCGTTCGCGGGCAGCGGCACCACTCTTGCCGTCGCCAAAGTCTTGGGCCGCGACTCGGTCGGCATCGAACTCAATCCGGAGTACATCGCCCTGGCCGAGGAGCGGATCGCTCAGGCAGGAGTGGCGAAGGCGAAGGTGAAGAAGAAACCGCGAGTCGCGGCGGAGCAAGGAAGCCTGTTCGTCGAATGAACATCCCCTGGATTCCAGTCGCCGAGAAGATGCCGACCGAGAGGTCTGTCGTCATCGTCTGCCAGGAAGGCCCGAGCGGGTATCGAATCTTCGCCGGCTGGCTGAGTAACGGAGTTTGGTACTGCTTCTATCCGGAGCATCCAAACGAACTCGTCTCCAGGCGAGGAGTCACCGAGGCGATCGGCGCGGAGGCCGAGAAGGCAGAGCCTTCGGAGGTCGCCCTCGGCGACGGCTCCGGCGCCTCTCTGCCGATGGGAGGGATCAGCATCGCCGCGAGCGAGAGAACGGTGATAGAGGAGACCGCATTCATCGCCGAGATGGGCGACCTCCGGGCCACCGACTTCTGGCTCACGCTGCCCGAGTGGCCCCCAGGTTCAGGCGTCGTTCGCGGAGGCTACCCGGCATGAGCCGCCCTCCGTGCATGAAAGACGACGACATCTTCTTGCGAGACCTGGAAAAGAGCCGGCGGGACGTCGATCACTTTGCGACTCGCATGAGAGGGCAGGGCATCTCCGTCGCCGTGGCCGAGGAGATCACGCGACCGGACTCGGCCTCCAGGCGTCAGTACGCAGACAAGGGCGACATGATCCTGTCGCTCAGAGTCGAGCATAAGGTTCGCGACTTGAACTTCACTTGCCGCGAGGACTTTCCCTTTGCCACGGTCATTGTCGACGAGGCGTACAAGGTTCGAGAGAAGGAATCCGACCCGCTTCTGATGTACGTCATCGAAAACAGAAGCCGCACTCATGCCGCCATTATCTACGGCTGGACGCGACCCCGGTGGCAGATCGAGACGATCTACGATCGCCGCCAGAACAGGTACTGCGAGAACTTCGTTGTTGACAAGTCGCTAGTGAGGTTCTGCCCAACCGAAGAGGCGATCTGCATTCGCGGAGGCTACCCGGCGTGAGCCGCTTCGACGACATCTCCGAGGCTCTCGCTGAGTTGAATCCCGAGGCCCTGCTGGCCGACGGCTTCGAGCAGGCCCTGGTCGGGTACACGTCGAACTATCACCATCCGCACGTTGCCGTCTACGACGCCAAGAAGTGCATCGCGATCCTCGTTCGCCGTGACGGCATGAGCGAGGAGGAGGCCGAGGAGTTCTTCTCGCTGAACACGCTCGGAGCGTACGTCGGAGAGAACGGGCCTCTGTTCGTCTGGAGTTGAGAAGTCATTCGCGGAGGGGAAACCGCGAGAGACTGATCGGTGCGATGGATCGTCTATGAGACCCGCAACCTAGTCAGCGGCAAGGTCTACGTCGGAGTCCACCTCCAGGACGGAGAAGACTTCGACGGATACCTGGGCTCCGGCACGGCCCTGCTCGCGGCGATTGCGAAGCACGGAGCCGAATCGTTCGAGCGACGAACGCTGTTTGTCTGCGGCTCGCTCGACGAGGCCTACACCCGCGAGGCCGAGGTCGTCACGGAGGAGTTCTGCAAACGGGAGGACACCTACAACATCAAGACGGGCGGCCGGGGCGGCTACGGCCACAGGCACACCGAGGAATCGAGGCAGCGGCTCCGCGACTATCGGCAGGGCAGGACTCACTCGCCCGAGACTCGCGAGTTGATCAGCGCTCGGATGCGAGACATCCACCTCCATCCGGCCGTCCGCGAAAAGATCAGCGTCGCGATGAAGTACGCCAACCGTGGGCGAGTCCTCAGCAAGGAGACGCGAGCGAAAATCTCGGAGTCCATGAAGCGAGCGTGGAGGGAGGGTCGCCGTGGCCCTTGAGTTTCTGGTCATTCGCGGAGGGGAAACCCGCGAGAGACTGATCGGTGCGATGGATCGTGTATGAGACCCGCTGCCTAGTCAGCGGGAGAATCTACGTCGGCGTTCACCGCCAGGACGGAGATGGCTTCGACGGCTATCTCGGGTCTGGAGCGGCCCTGAGGATCGCCGTCAAAAAGCATGGAGTCGATAAATTCGAGCGGCGGACGCTCGAAGAGTTCTCGACGGAGGCTGAGGCTTACGCCCGCGAGGCAGAGATCGTTACGAAGGAGTTCTGCAAGCGGCAGGACACCTACAACATGAGGCCGGGCGGCCTCGGCCGGCCTCCTCACGGGCCGCGTCGGCCTCGCGGGCCTAGTTGGAAGCCGCGAGGCGTGTCCGTTCGCATCGACAGCGGAAATGCCTTGCATCATATGTGGTGCAACAACGGAACGTGGTGGATTCACTACACCTTCAGAGACGGCCTGAAAAAACAGCGAGTTCGCAGGTCTCTAAGAACCTCCTCACTACAAGAAGCGATTGTCAGGCGAGATGCAGCCTTGGCTTTGCTCGAACAAAGCAAGGGAGTTTGCTGTGCCGCTTGAATCCACCATCACGAAGTCGATCCAACAGTCCGCCAAGGAGCGAGGCTGGTGGGTCTTGAAAGTCGCCGGCGGCGCCTTCCAGCGACCCGGCATTCCCGACGTCCTGTGCGTCAAGAACGGACGGGCCGTGTTCCTGGAGGTCAAGCAGCCCGGCAAGAAGCCGACGCCGCTCCAGGTTCATGTGATGGAGGAACTGCGAACCGTCGGCGGCGCCGTCGCCGAGGTGGTGACCAGCAAGGCCCAGGCGGAAGAGATTCTCGATCGATGGGATCGATAAGGAGCGACAATGATCGCAGTGGCTGGGTACGGCACTGATCCAAGCAAGGTCTACGCCTCGCTGTGCGAGGTCAACCCCGAGGCCCTGGTCTGCAAGGGCTTCGAGCAGGCCTACATCGGCTTCACGGTCGCCGCCAAGCCGTCCGCAGTCTACGACTACGACGTCTGCATCGACATCGTGGTGGGAGAGGGAGACATCACGGAGGAGGAGGCGGTCGCGTACTTCTACTTCAACACCCTGAGCAAGTGCGACAAGCCGTTCGCTCCCGTCTTCGTGCGAGGACAGCAGCCATGAGAACGATCGTCCACGTCCACCAGCAAGTCATCGCCCTGAACCGAAAGCACGGCCGAAACGATCCGCCGCTCACGGTCAAGACGTTCGCGTCGGAAGCCCGACACGCGAAGCCCGTCTCGGCCCGCAAGGCCCACACTGCCCGCGTCACCGGGCCTTGCCGGATCGTCCACAGCCCGCATGAGCCGCTGCCGTGCGGGGCAAGAGTTTGGATCGAGACCAACAGCGAGGTGATCTGCGATGAAGAGGGTAGTGCGGTGGAAGGCGGATCGCGGCAAGTCTGTGACCAAGTCTGTGAGAGTGACGGTCAAACCTCAGGTGAAGTATGAAAAAACCATTGACACCCCATTGTCTGGAAGCGATAACCACGGTCGTCGGAAGCCTTGACGATCTCGATGCGAAGGCCATTACGTCGTCACTGACAAGGGCCGGCAGCGAGTTCCAGGTCGAGGTGATGAACCGCGAGGGATCGCGAACTCCGATTGCTCTGGTTCGCGAAGGATCATGGAGGATCGCCGCCTGGGCGGCGTCGCATCAGTGGCGAGGCTTGCAAACCATCGAGGGCTTCACGCACCCCGACTTTCGTCGGCGGGGCTGCTGCCGCGCTGCGGTCGCGATGCTCGTCGCGAGTCGATCGCTCGATCCGGACAGCCCCGTCGCCATCTTCTCTCCGGACTGCATCGGCGTGGCCCACTCGCTCGGGTTCACGGACATCCGGCTCTACGAACTTTTCGGGGACGACTGGCGACTGTCGCTCGTTCTCGAACACAAGCCCCTCCGGTGGTCTCTGCCCGGCGGAGCGGATGAATAGTCCGTCTCCGCCGGGCGGAGCCATTCGGCTCGCCTCACTAACCCCAAGGAGTTTTGCCATGCTCACGAAGGAGACCCTCCAGGCCGCGATCGTCGAGTCGACGTCGGTGACCGAGGTGGCTAAGAGGTTCAAGGCCTCGAATCAGGTGATCTACGCCAGGATTCGGTCGTGGGGCCTGTCGCTCGACGACCTCCGCGATCCCGAAGTCGGCCCCACGCCGGAGGAGATCGCGGAGCGGGCCGCCGAGGTTCGCGAATCATGGACGCCGAGCGAGCATCGGCGACGGGCGGTCGGCGGCGCTCCTCGCCGCTGGAGGCCTCCGGCTTACCGCGAAGGCGAACTCATCGGAGTTGCCGAGTCACTGTCAATCAGCAGGAGGTAACGCTTGGCAATCGAGGAATACTGGCTCGTCGACGCAGTTGGCAGCGGCGTCGGCTCGCTGCGGAGGCGAGAGTTGGCGATCGACGTCGGCGCGAATGTCGGAGACTGGACGTCCGAGTTCGCCAAGATTTTCACCCGCGTCGTGGCCTACGAGCCCGACAGCCGCGCGAGAGTGCGGATCACCGAGTCCGACAACGTCACGGTGCTCGCGGCTGCGGTGTCCTCGACCGACGGCACGGCCTCGTTCTTCCTCCGGCCCGACGCTGGGCAGAACTCGCTCCTGGAGCATCACCCGATCGGTGCGGGCTCACAGGCCCCGGCTCCCGTCACGGCCACGATCGACGTGAGGACTGTCTCGCTCGACGAGGCCCACCCAGAAGGCGCCGACGTCGTCAAGATCGACGTCGAAGGAGCCGAGTGCGACGTCTTGCTGGGATGCTCGGCAGACGGTCGGTGGTCTCGGACGCTGTTCATCGTCGAGTGCCACGACACGCGACCGGCGGTGGCGGAGCAGTTGTGGAGGCTCGGAAAGCGAGTCGAACTCCATCGTCATCCGTCTCCCACGGCTCACCCAGGTCACTGCTGGCTGATCGGCAGGGCGAATCAATGATCCTGCTGTCTCAGTTGTTCACGCCAGAGAGCGAGACCAGAGCGAAGGAGTTGGCGGACGTCCGTGAGGTGAACGAGTCGAGCGGACTGTTCGAGCGGTGCATCTACGTTGACGGCAGCCAGAAGCGATGGACATACGGCGACTTCCTCCTGCTCGCGGCTGAGACTTGCTCCGGCAAGCCGGTCGTCGTCGCGAACACGGACATCCTCTTCGACTCGACGATCGCCGTGGCTGGCGAGATGGTCGGCGGCAAGCGGGTGCTGGCGATCACTCGGTGGGAGAATGCGACGAGCCCTCGCATGATTGGACACTCAGTCCACGACAGATTCTTCTCGGGCAGCCAGGACGTGTGGGTGTTCGTCGGAGGTCAGGTGCCTCGCCCGGAGCGAGTGGCGTCAATTCCTCTCGGCGTCACTGGGTGTGAGAACGCGTTCCTGGGCGAGATGGTCACGGCCGGCTGCGGCGTACTGAACCCCGCGATCGATGTGCGGACGAGGCACGTTCATTCGGAGGGAAGCCAACAGTCGCCGGGCTCGGTGCCTGGGCTCTACGCCTACCCGGAACTCTCGACGCTCGATGGTCAAGGATATGTCCTAACGCACCCGTGGCCGCCGGGCTCCACGGGAGACGAAGCCCAGACGGAGATGTTCGCAACATGGCAACGATGAGTCTTGCCGAGATTGCTCGCCACGACCCCGACCTGATCCTGCCACCCGACGCGGCATTCACTCGCCAGTATTGGGATCGCGTGGACTTCGGCCGCCGCGAGGCGAGCGAGATGCGGGTCGCGTTCGTGGCGATCTGCCGCAACGCGATGCCGTGGCTCGGCATGACGATGCAGCGAGTCGAGCAGACGGCGTCGCTGTTCAAGGACTGGCGATGCTTCGTCTACGAGAACGACTCGACCGACGGGACGCAGGACTTCCTGGCCGAGGCGGCTCGGGCTTGCGACCGCCTCTCGGTGAGCCTCAACACGAAGAACCGACCGCACCTCAACTACACGAAGGCGGCCGACCGCACCTTCCCGCTCGCTGAGTATCGCAACGAGTGCCGCGACTGGGTTCGCCGCAACGTGCCGGACTTCGAGTACACGATCGTCTTCGACACCGACCCCTGGGGCGGCTGGTCGGTGAACGGCATCGCGAACACGGTCGGCTGGCTCGAAGACTACGAGAACGAACTCGACGAGGCCGACTCCTGGCATCAGGACTGGGGCTACGCGGCCGGCATGGCCTCGTACTCCTGGGCCAAGTGGCGAATGCCGCAGTTCGGCAACGCGATCATCGAGGCGCAGTACGACGCGTGGGCGTGTCGCTGGAACCACTGGGACGAGCGAAGCGAACTCTGGTTCCACCTCTGGCACCCGCCTGTTGGCGGCGAGCCGATCCGGATGAACTCAGCCTTCGGCCAGTTGGCCGTCTACCGAACACGACGATACCTGGAGGGGACATATCGAGGCGGCGACTGCGAACACGTCTCGCACTGGAGGACTTGCGGAGGGGACTGCTACCTCAATCCGTCGCAGAGGGTTGTATCCTTCTGGGTTCCCGATGACGAAGAAAAACCTGAAGGTGCCGGCGAACGTCTGCACGGTGACCTTCACGAAGATGTGGCTGGAGGGCTCGCCGACCCGAATCATCGCTGAGACGCTGCGAATATCAGCGGATCGGTGTGACGTCGCTCGAAGAGCCCTGAAACTCCCCCGCCGAGAGAGTTGGCACAACTCGAAGGCCGGCAAGCGAACGGCGTATCTGCCCTCGCCCGAGGAGATTCGACAGAAGTGCCTGGAGTTCCAGGCAACTTGGTCTGACGAGGAGCGAGCCCGGCGGCTCGTCGGCGGCAGTCAGTCTCCTCTGCCTGTCGAAATCAGGGTGATCTCCGACTCGGCATTCAGCGGCGGCTACTCCGGTGGCGGCGACGAAAGAATGTCGATCGAAGACTTGGCGGATACTTCGGGTGCATAGCCCGAGATTGCTAGGGTGAGAGAAGCGGCACAGGAGGGCTGCTTCTATGACCACCGACAACAAGTACGGCGCGAGCCTGTCGCTCTGGGAAAAACTGCGGTTGTTCCAGGAGTGGGCTCCTGTGATGACGTTCGTCCAGGCGTTCCTGGCGACCGACGACCCGCACCGCAAGGCGATTGTCGTCGCGGAGTGCTGCGAGTGGCTCGCTTCCAAGACTGACGCCACGAAGGTCGATGACGAACTGGTGTCGCACATCTCTGCCGTGCTGCGGTCAGACGAGGGCGAGGCATTTCTGCGTTGGGTGATCGGCAAGGTGCAGGCATGATCGACTATGAGTTCGCTCTTCGCTCCGCTGCCGTCGTGGCGGCGGCTGTTCTTGTGGCAGGCCCCAGTCTGGTGGCTCATTCCCAAGCGGCAGTCGCTCGGCTCCGAGCCTGGGGACGGACTGGTGCCGAAGGACAGCCCGTCGCCGAATCCAAAGACGACGCCTTCACCGTCGTCGAGATGGCGAGACGGCTCCAGGCCGCCGGAAACAAGCGGGGAGTCGAGTTGTGCCAGCAACTCCTCGACGTCCTGCTTCAGCCCGAACCCCAGAGGAAGTGAGCAGACATGAAGGTCGCAAGACTGCTCGCGGCGGCGATCCTCGTCGCCATCGCGTTTGCCGGGCCTCCGAGTCTGACCACGTCTCCGTCCATTCCGGAGCCGACTGAATCCATGAAGGCAGAAGTCCGTCCGGTCGCCAGGGCCGCCTCAGCCATGAGCGCGGTGGACAGGCTCTGGTTGCAGTACATCTACCAGAACGCCGCGAAAATCACGAAGGCCTCAACGGCGATCGAAACGACGGACGGCCTGCGGGCTGTTCACGTCGCGATCCTGTCGTTCATCTGGCGAGGGATGGCCGACAACTCGCCGGGCAAGTATCCGGCCCTCAAGGACGCGATCGAGGGAGCATTCAACAGCACGATCGGCGACTCGCGGCAGGGGCTGACGCCCGAGATGCGGGAGAAGGCCGCCGAACTGTTCGAGGCGATCGCCTGGGCCGGTCTCGGAAAGGACGGCTGACATGGCATCGCCGTGGAGGCCCGAGGGTTGGACACCAAACCCGGCCGAGACCGAGAAGTTCGTCAGCGGGCTCAAGTACCCGACGATCCGCGAGGGGGGGCCGAAACTCAAGGTGCAGGACGACAAAGACGTCTTCCTGTACCAGTACCTCCTCAAGGTCTGCCCCAAGTATCGCCGTGTCGCCCAGGCGATCGGGTCGTGCGTCGGCCACGCGTACGCTGGATGCGCCGACCTCCTAGCCGCGACGGAAATCGTCGTCCACGGCGAGGCCGAAGACTGGCACGGCCGAACGCTGGAGGCTTCGATTTATGCTTTTAGCAGGGTCGAAGCCAGGGGCAAGCGTCGAGCAGGCACGTCCGACGGATCATACGGAGCCGCCGCGTGTAAGGCGGTGATGAACTGGGGCCTGCTCCACTATGACGTGGACTACAAAGGCACGGTCTTCGCCGAATACTCAGGCCTCCGAGAGAAGCAGTGGGGTGACACGGGAGTTCCGGACGAACTGGAGCCGTTCGCCAAGAAGCGTCGCATCAAGGAGACGACGCTCATTCGCAACTTTGACGACTACTGCCGCGCAGTGGGGGCTGGGTATCCCGTGGCCGTGTGCAGCAACGTGGGCTTCACGTTCGCCAGAGACAGCGAGGGCTTCTGTCGTCCCAAGGGGTCTTGGAGCCATGCGCTTGCCGCGATCTCGAAGAGGCACGGCAAGCGGCCCGGCGCGCTGATCTGGAACTCTTGGGGCAACTCTTCCAACTCTGGGCCTCACTATCCAGACGATATGCCCGTGCCGTTCCGGGGCTCCACGTTCTGGATTGATGCGGAGGTGTTTGATCGTATGGCCCGGCAGGGCGATACCTTCGCGATGTCGAACTACGACGGCTTTCCGCCTCGCAAACTTCCCGACTGGACTGGGGGCGTGTTGTGAGAGCGGCTGCTTTCGTCACGATGATCCTCCTCTGCGGCTGTGTGCGAGACGAGCCGCCGCGAGAGATGCTGTGCGAGTGCTTCGCCAAGGCCGCCTATGCCTGCGCGATCGCCGAGTTGGCGTCGCCCGACGGAGAGTCTCCGGAGAAGCCCTGCTGCGGTCAGTGCAACGGCACGGGGAAGGTGCTGTCCGGCGACAAACTCGCGCTGGTGGACTGCGAGTGCGGCCCGTCGTGTCCGTGCAAGTCCAAGTCGTGCGGCGCCGACGGAAGGTGCAAGCAGTGAACCGAGAGGAACTTCGGGAACTCGTCTGGCAGGAGATGCCGCTGCTCCGCAGTCGCCTGATCGGACGGGCGAGGATGGATCGGGTCGTCGACCTGATCATCGACCGTGCGCCGCTCGAAGTGCTGCCCTACGTTGACCGGGGCTCCCGCGAAGAAGAAGTCGTCACGCGGGCGTGGCAGGGCTCGGTCAAGAATCGCTACTGCGCGGAGTACGGCGACGACGCGATTCAGTTCGGCCCGCTCTTCTGGATCGTCGTGTCGCCGCTCATTCAGTATGCGATTCAGGCGATTCTCAAGTGGTGGCTGGAGTCTGCGTCCCATCGGGTGCTGATTGTCGGATGGCGAAAGGAGGGAATGCGATGACGGTGCAATTGGCTGCCGAGACTGCCATGAAGTTCGCCGAGCGGTTCGGCGTTCCGGTCGTGATCCTAGGGGCGATCCTGTGGATGACGCGGGAGGCCGCCACCGTGCTGCACGACTCGGTCGTCGTGCCGGTCGTGAAGGGACACACGGAGTTCCTGGAGTCGACCCAGAAGACGCTGGACGAAATCTCGCACACGCAGCGGTCCCATGCCGAGACGCTCAAGGAGTTGTCTCAGGTTCAGATGGAGATTCGCGACGCTGTCATCGAACGCCGAGAGCAGCACACACGGCAATAGAGTCATTCAAGTTCTTGAGGAGCAGTGAGTCATGGCCTACGAGAAGAGCAAGGTTTCGAGTTTTGGAGGCGGCAGTCTCGACTCGACGCCCGTGGTTGGCTTCGAGTATTGCCACCAGTTCTCCCGCATCGCGGGTGAGGTGCCGGACGCGTCCACGCTCGGCGAGGGAGAGATCGCGATCAACCTCGCGGATGGAATACTCTATATCCGAGGGGCCAACGGATCAGTCGTAGCAGCCGGCGGGGTCGCTGGCGGAAGCGCGGCTAATCAGGTCGTATCGCCGGGTGGCATATCCAATCTTACTACTGCGCAGCAAGGCGAAATCGTAGTCGGCACGATCGTCACCACCACCGACGGCCGCCGCTGGGTTTACAAGGGTCAGGGCAGCAAAACCCTAGAGGCTTCGTACATCGAACTGGCCGACATCACCCCGGCGTGGTCGGCGATCTCCGACAAACCGTCGACCTTCACTCCGTCGTCGCACTCGCACAGCATCAGCGACGTCACCGGATTGCAGACAGCGATCGACCAGAAGGTTTCGTCCGCTCCGCAATGGACGCAATCGCATACGAGCGAGAACGGAACGCAGTATGCCGTCAACGACGTTGTGTACGCAGGGGGAAACATCTACCGCGCCATCGCGGCCAATGACAGCATTGAAGTTACAAATCCCTCCTACTGGACGCTCGTCGGGGCGGGCTATCGAATCAACATCTCTGGCGCGGACATCGACGGCCTGCCCAGCCAACTGCCGTCGAGCGCAAACGACGGCGACGTCCTGACCTATGACACCAACTTGGGGTATTGGGTCGCAGAGGCTCCTGGCGGTGGCGGAGGTGGTGGTGACTACCTCCCGCTGACCGGCGGCACGATGACGGGAAATATCGCCTTCGACGGGACGAGCGGGCAGGCCATCGGAAAGGGATGGTTCGACTCAAATCGCGGTGGCAACTACGGCATCTCGCTCTATTGCAGCATTGGCTACCAACTCAACTGGCAGGCGGGCTGGCTCTCCACGACTGAGCAAGACCTAGCCACGCGGAGGCCGCTCTATCTCGATAGCGCGGCTGGAACGACGCTGCGGGCATGGGATGCCAGCGAGAACAAGGGCGTCGAGGTTTCGCACATCAACATCGCGTTTGCCGACGGAACGACTCAAGGATCGGCCGGGATCATCGCACCGCAGGGCTCGATGACAGATGGATATGTGCTGACGTGGAGTGACTCCAGCAGCGCATGGATTGCGGCGGCTCCATCAGGCGGTGGCGGAGCCAGCCTCCCGTCCGGTTCTAACACTGGCGACCTCCTGACCTACGATTCATCAACCGCGTCGTGGGTCGCATCGTCGCTCGCCAATGTCCTGCCCACGACCGGCGTGGACGGCACTGTCATGATGTGGAACTCTGGGACTTGGACTGCCGCCTCGATCCCGTCGCAGTTGCCAACCAGTGCCAGCAATAACGACGTTCTCGCATGGAACGGCTCGTCGTGGGTGGCCGTCATGCCGTCCACTCCCGGCCTGCCGTCAGCATCCAGCGGTCAGTACCTTACGTTCAACGGATCAAACTGGGTTGCCGGGAGTAGCCCGCTGCCGAATGGCACGGCAGATGGCGAGACGCTCTACTGGAACACCGCCACATCGACGTGGTCATCGGCTCCTGTTTTGCTGCCCGATTGGAACGCGCAGGTTGGGTATGCCGTAGGGCAGTTGGCTGCCTACGACGGTCGCCTGTGGCGCGCGACGAACACCGGCATGGGCAATACGCCTGCTGATGGTTCCGGCTACTGGACGGCAATCACCGCGTCTTCTTCGCTCCCAGCGGGCAGCGACGGCAATGTGCTGACATATGACAGCGGTGCGTCCGCATGGATCGCCGCCGCGCCGGTCGCGGAACTGCCGGAGGCTCCGGGCGACGGGAAAGTCTTGACCTACAGCACCAACGCCAGCGCGTGGATTGCGGCCGACCCGCCGCCAGTTGAGTTGTACGACTTCCTGACCGCCAACGAGACAATGGAAACCAGCGGGGCGGCGTCTAGCCTGTCTCTGCATCTGGCGTCTGGCGGAGCCTACGTTGTCGAGGGCGTTGCATCGATAAGCAACGCTGCTAACGACGAAATGATCTTCTTTGGGTTGCGACTGCTGGCGCAGGGGTCTGACGGCGAGGTTTATCTGGAGGTTGACACCTTGTCTGGAGACTCCATCGCGGTTTTTCGCCTGCCAGTAGTGGCGGATCAGTCGATCACCACAGTCGTAAGTGGGACATATGCGAACGCAACGTATCGGGTGCCGTTCCGCGCCCTCGTCAGAGTGTCCCCAAGCGTATCAAGCACCGATGTCGCCGTCTGGTATGGAGGTGGCGGGGACGTTGTGACGATCCACGCTGGCTCATGGATGAGCGCGCGGCGGGTGACGCTGTACGACTAGCCTCAAATCCACTGGCACAACTGCGCCCACGACGAACTCTGTTTGGCAAGGCCGTTGCGGTGACTTGCCACGGGTCGCGTGTGGAAAAAAATCGTAGACGCGACTGGCGGCGGCGATACGATAGCGGCATGGACGTGCTTCAGTCGCTGCGGGACTTGCTCAATCACCGGACGAACGACCCAGGCGGCTACGAGATCGTCCTGGAGTGCTGGATCGAGTCTGCCGCAGACGAGATCGAGCGACTGAGGGCCGAGAACAAGCGGCTTCGTGAGTCCGTCGGAGACTGGGAGGCAGCCGCCGAAACAGCGGGGCTTGTGTGTCGCAACACTGACAGCGGGCCAAGTCTGGTTCGCTCCTGAGCGATCACGGCGTTATCTCGTTCTGGAAAATGGAAAATGGCAGACATTCTGGCCGACTACCGCGAGTGGCGAGACCAGCAAGCCGCTCGCGTCAGCACCCATAGCGACGGGTGCCATATGTGGCACCGCGATTGCATGATCCGCCGGCTCGCGGACGCCTTGGAGGTTGAGCAGGCGAAACGTACGCTCACCACCCCGGAGCGGTTCGTCTTGCGACAGGTGATGGACATCTACGCCGACCGTGACGATGTCGCCAGCAACGAGATCGCGGCTGTGATCGATGGGCTGCTGGAGAGGACGAAGTCGGAACACGGAAGATCAACAGCAGCGGACGCAGGACATGACTGACTTCTCGCCGCTCACTGCCGGAATCATCTTCCTCACCTACGTCGCCGTGGACATCCTCTACGCCGCGTACATCATCTGCGTCGAGCGTCGCAGCGCGATGGCTGCGGCAGCGATCTCGTCGCTCCTCTACTCGCTCCTCGCGTACGGCGTGATCACCTACTCTTCCAATCCGCTGTACCTCGTTCCGCTCGCCGCCGGCGCGTTCGTCGGCACCTACGCCACGGTCTCGTTCAATCGAAGGGACAATCCGTGAGTCTCGTCAGTGACCTCAGGCTGCTCGCCGGCTACCACATGGGGACAGACCTCGTCGAGAGACTGGCCCACGCCGAGCAGTGCCAGCAGAAGCAGCGAGACGCACTGGTGGCGGCGGCCGACGAACTGGAGAAGGGCCACGCCCAGTGGCGGCTCCTGTCCGAGGAGGAGCCCCAAGACCAGCGAGTCCTGGTGGTGCGGGACATCCCCGGCGCGGCGAGGTACGTCGACGTGATGGTCTGGGTTGCCGAGCCCGACAGCGGACTGCCTCCACTGAGCAGCAAGCAGCACGTCACGCACTGGATGCCGCTTCCGCCCCTGCCAGCGGACGACAAGTAGCCACAGAACACGCAGGATCAGGAGCATCGAACACAGGAGCAACCATGACGAACGAGGGAGATGAGATGTCCGCTGCATCGCTTGGTTCTCGGCCGGTGGCGTGGGCGGTCTGGTCGCCTGCCTTTGGCTACCCGTTTGGCGATGCGGCAATCTTCAAACGGAACGAACTCGCAATAGAAATGTGCGTGATGAATGGGTACAACGTGGACGACATTATTCCGTTGTATCGCAAGCCGATGCTGGCAGACGAGGAGTTGAAGGCGATCCGAAGGGCGGCGGCAGTGGCGCGCGAGATGCATGACTCGCGGCTAGAGGCTGCGTTGGGCGGCCTACTGGAACGACTAGGCTGAGAACGCGCAGGATCAGGAGCATCGCATGAGCGACGAAACGAAACCGCAGGGCTCGGCAGCGATGTCTCCTGCATCCGCTGGTTCTCAAATGGAACTAACCAGCAGGCTGGCCGAAACCATTGGAGCCGACCCGGCGCTGACGCAGAGCATTCGCATCGATGCCAATATCGACAGGGAGCCGACCGTGACTGTGACGATGCTAGTAGATGCAGATCAGGTCGGAAGGATCATCAAAATGTCAACTTGGGCGGACTTCACACTTGTAAAAAACGACGAACTCAAACGACTGCGAAAGCGCACTGCGCTCACCGACGAGGAGCGGGAGGCTATTCAGTGGGCGATTGCGACGTTGGACGCAGAGGCCGCGCTTGGCGACGGGAGACGCGACGCGGAGGAGGCGGCGTCGCTTCGGGGCCTGCTGGAACGGCTAGGCTGAGAACACGCAGGATAAGCGGCGGCCACGCCGTCCGCTTCATCCGCTGGTTCTGTGCGCGTAGGATCGGGCGAACAAAGGAGGCTGCGATGCGACACGCATTCAAGATACTTGAGGAGTTGGGTGCCGAGTGCGACCGGCTCGGAGTGCGCGTGGTTGACGTTCACGGCGAGAGAGGCTCTGCGTCAGAGTTCCTTGCCAAGATCGTCCGCTACATCGAAGCACGGGAGAATGAGTGCGACGCGCTCCGTGCCACTCCAAAAACCGACGAGTAGCCACAGAACGATGCGATCTGCGGCTCCGTCCGCAGCATCGCTTGGTTCTGTGGCGAACCCCAAACGTATTGAAAAACTAACGGAAAGCGACGGATTACGAATATGAGTGGGGGGTGGATTCCGGCAACGGAGCGTATGCCGGAGGACGGCGTGGTGGTGCTGGCATGGCAAGGCAAGCGGGTGGTGTTCGGATACCGCCGCGACGGTCAGTGGATCGACACGCTCTACGGATGGGTGATTCCGAATGGGCCGACTCACTGGATGCCGCTCCCGGCCCCGCCCGAGACGAGCAAGTAGCCACAGAACGCTTGCGATCAGCGGCTCGTCCGCTGCATCGCTTGGTTCTGTGAGCGCAGGAAAACGAGGTGAACGATGTGCGACGATGACTCTGTGATGTGGCCTTCAACGCTGCCGCCATGCTCAGTCTCAATCTCTTGGGCGCAGGCGTTGCAGATTGCAATGGCCCAGCAGATGGACGAGACATGGAAGCAGGCGGCCGTCGAAGGGTGGGCGTTCAAGGAACTGGACTGGACGCCGACAAAGCCGACGCACCGCAAGGACGGCCCGCCGCCAACGGCGATGTCGTTTGAGCCACCAACGGACGGCAAGTAGCCACAGAACGGCGGCATTGAGCGGCTCGCGACCGCTCACTTATCCATACCGCAGAGCGTGATCGCGAGTCCGCTCCAATGCTTGGTTCTCATGGCTTTCTGGTTCACCAGCGACACGCACTTCAATCACGCGAACATCATTGAACACTCGCGGCGGCCATTCGCCTGCTTGGAGGAAATGACAGAGACGATGGTTGCTCGCTGGAATGAATGCGTCCTGCCGGGCGATGTGGTTTTCCATTTGGGGGACTTTGCCCTTTCATGGGGCAATAAGCACGCCGCTCCTATCGACGCCATCCTTGCCAGACTAAACGGCCAGAAGTGGCTGATCTGCGGTAACCATGACAGAGACGAGGTCAAGAAGAATCCGCGATGGACGATGGTGAAGGACTACCATGAGATCAAGGTCGATTTCGGTGGGCCGCACAAGCAACGGATCGTCATGTTTCACTACGCGATGCGAGTCTGGAATCAGATGCACAGGGGCGCGTGGCACCTGCACGGGCACAGCCACGGCAGCCTGTCGGACATTGGCGGCAAGACGATGGACGTTGGAGTGGACTGTCACGGGTTTCGGCCGGTCGGCGTGGAGGCCATCGCGGCCTTCATGCGGGATCGGGAGCCTGTAACGTGCGATCACCATCAATGAGAACGATTGCATTGAGCGGCTCGCGACCGCTTTGTTTTCAATACCGCAGGGCCGGATCGCGAGTCCGCTCCAATGCTTGGTTCGCAAGGAGTTGAGTATGACACGTTTCATTTTTGCGATTGTCGCGACCGCTTGTGTGGTGGCCGCTGGCGAAGGCTTTGACCTGCGACCGGAAGAATATGAACGCGCGGCGGCTGCGGAGGCGGCGGCTCGCGCCGACAGAGAGCAGCCGCTGCGCTTTGAACACGCCCCGTCGCGCTACGCGGTTGTCACTGGGAACGGCCGAGACGTTGCCGCGTTCATTGAGCGATACCAGACGGCCCTCTGGCCTGATTGGCGAGGCGACGCCCGGTACGCGGCGCACATTGAGGACGCCATGGCAAGAGCGAGGAAGGCGGGCCGGGCGATCATTTGGACGGGTAGCGACGAGCATAAGCGGGCGTTTGTGACAGCGTGCGTGGCGCTGCCGATTCCGGGTATCGACTGACCGCGTTTGCGAACGCCAAGGATCAGGAGCGGCGAGACATGAACACTGACAACACGCAAGGCGCGGCCGAGCCGTCTCCTGCATCCGCTGGTTCTCAGGCCGTGGCGTGGTGGGTGACGCTGCCGGGACGCGACTTCCCGTACCTGTCGCACATCCAAGACAGGGCGCTCTTCTGCCAGAAGGACGAGCCGGGGAGCGAAGTCATACCTCTGTACCGCTCGCCCACCCTCACCAACGCGGAGCGCGAGGCGATCCAAACGGCGGCTATGGTCTACGAGCAGGGGGCCAAGCAGATGGGCCACGTTGAGGATGGAAAGCGGGCTGTTGCGTTGCGGGCCATGCTGGAACGATTGGGCTGAGAACCAGTGTTTCTCTGGTTCCCGATAGCCACGCCCGCCGTCGTGATAACGCGCGGCGTCCAGCGTGACGCACGGGCGAGACGCAGGCGGCCCGGCGATCTCGCGTCGCCGGTCGTGATAACGCGGCAACTTTCGGCGAGACCTTCCGCATTGCTAGAGTGCAGAGGCACCCTGCGGAGGCCCGGCCATGTCCCTGGTTCCTGACCTCGAAGGCTGGGACGAGGACGAAGACCTCGACATCGCTATCGTCCTCGGAGAGCGAATCTAGTGTCGTCGTTCACGCAACTGCCAGCCCGGATGAACGTCGAGATCAGGGCCGGCGACAAGGCCTCGACCAGCGTCGACTTCGACGTCTCCCTGGCTCCGTACACCGTGTCGTCGCAGATCATGTCGCTCGTCACGGGCCAGATTGTGTCGCCAATCACGACCACTGTGACCAACGCCGCGAATGGGCAAGTCTCGCTCTCGTTTCCGACAAGTCTTCCGGCTGGCTCCTATGGCTGGCAGATGATCTGGACGAGCAGCGATGGCGGGCGACGAACCGCTTTGTCGGGCGTCGCCGAATACGTCCCCTGACGAGGCGATCGTGCCGACCTTCATTGCGGTCACTCCCCCCTCTGATCCGATCTTGGTCACAGTGGGCGGCTCGCAGAATATCATCCAGTCTGTGGCCGGCGCCGGGCCGTCCCAGGTCTCTGTGGGCCAGCAGCCGAGCCCGGCTCTGCCCGAGCCGCTCCCCAAGCCTCGCGGCATGGCCTGGATGATGTCGACGAAGGCCTCGGGCTCGATCAGCATCTCAGCGACCACAGCCTCCGGATTCTTCACGGTGAGGTGGTGGGACGGTCAGGTTCAAGTCGTCGGCCCAGCCAGCGCGGCGTCGCCCCTGTTCGCCACCAGGGCGATTCCGTCGACAGGCGACTGGTCAGGTTCGAGCCCCAAGGAAGTCTACGTCTGGGCCGGGAACCGCACCCAGAGCGGCGAGTTGCTCTCTCTGAGTGCAGCCTCGGTCGGGGCTGTGTTCCTCGACGTGTCAGACTGCGACTCGCTGGAGTCGCTCAACTGCGCGACCAACTCGCTCTCGTCGCTCGACTTGTCTCGAACGCCGTCGCTTCGCTTCCTGTATTGCCAGAGCAACTCGCTGCAAGTCCTCGACACGTCGCTGCTGCCGCTGCTGCGGGAACTGTACTGCCAAGCGAACGGCCTGCCGTCGCTCAACCTCGCCGGCAATCGCCGCGTCGAGGTCGTGCAGTGCAACAACAACCAACTCACCGGCCTCTCGCTGGATGGGCTGGCTGCCCTGACGCGACTTTACTGCCACTACAACTTCTTGACATTGCTCGACCTGCGTCCGGCGACGTCGCTGCGAGAAGTGAACTGCGTCGGCAATCTCCTGACGTCCGTGCGGGCGGCTGGCCTGCGACTGAGTGGAGCCCTGGCGGGCGTGTTCAGTCAGAACCAACTCTCGGCCCAGGCCTTGAACTTGCTGTACTCCGACCTCGCGGCGACGACCGGAGGGTCGCTGTATGTCTCGTCCAACCCAGGCACGTCGAGCGACACGCCGGTGATCGCGACCAGCAAGGGATACACGATCTATGGCAGTTGACTTGTTCTTCCAGGCTCGCGGCCGCAGTGTCGCGACGACGATCCCAGAGGTTCGAGCCCGCCTGGGCGAGTGCGGCGAGCCTCTGCCCACGCTGCCAGTCGTCGCCATCCTGGGGGATGGCGAGTCGCCTGACGGGCTGCCGCCTGGGGCTCTCGTCCTGCGGCTGCCCTCCCAGGAGCAACTCGTCGAGACTTGGCTCGCGGGAGGGTCGCTCGCGGGTGATGGCGAGATGCCGCAGCCCGTGCCAGACACGATCACGGCGACGCAGATCAGGCTCTGGCTGTTGGGGCGAGGCATCTCGCTGGCAGTCGTCGATGCGGCAGTGGCGAACTCTGGCAACGAGGCCGCGATGATCCAGTGGGAGTATTCGCCGTACATCGAGCGATCGCATCCTCTCGTCGAGGCGATCGCTGCAAGTCTGGGCATGGCGCCCGTTGACGTCGACGCGGCGTTCATCGAAGCGTCCAGCCTGTAACTTCAGGTCTCCAAGCGTCCGCTGATAGCCTGGAGCGTACCCCCAGGAGCCCCGATGTGGCGACCTACACCGTCCATCCTGATGCGTTGGACTTGCTGTTCGTGTCAGGCGACGAACTCAGCGTCCTGCTGGACTTCGAGCAGAACCTGACTGGCTATCAGTTCTCGACCGGCATCTACGAAGTGGCCGAGGTCGTGAATGGGGCAGTCGTCGCGACGACGCCGTTTGCTCGCAACTTCACGATCACGCCAGTTGACCTCTCCCAGGGCTCGCTGAACCTCTCCCTGAGCGAGACGGACACCTCGGCCTTCAATCCCTCGGTCACTTATCGCTGGTATCTGCGGTGGGTAGCGCCGGGTATCGTCACTCGGACTGTGGTCGCCGGCTCCATCAACGTGAGGCTGCCGTAGCCATGCCAGAAATCGTCGTCCAAGGCACCGCAGCGATCCAAGTCTCAGTCTCGCCCGGCCTGGGTGCGTCTGTGGTCGTCAATGGCACCGCGACCTCGATCGTGGGAACTGCCGGAATCAACCCGTTCATCGCCGGCGCGAACATCACGATCACGACGACCGGGGGCGGCATCACAGTCATTGGCCGGAACCCTCCGGTGTACTCCGTCCAGGGCATGACTGGCACTGTCGTCCTCACGCCAGCCACGATCTCCGCCGCGAACCTCGTCCACTCGCACAGCACGTCAGACATCGACCTGTTCACGACTGCGGCCCGGCTGTCTTCGCCTGTGCAGAGTGTGGCCGGCAGGACTGGCATCGTCACGCTCACGACCACTGACGTGGCGGCCTTCACGGCAGCCGCGAGCGCGGCTTCGCCCGTGCAGAGCGTGGCTGGCAGGACTGGCGTCGTCTCGCTGACGACCACCGACATCGCGTCGTTCACTACGTCGGCCCGGCTGGCTTCGCCTGTGCAGAGCGTGGCTGGCAGGACTGGAACGATCACGCTGACCACGACCGACATCGCCCTGTTCACGACTGCGGCGAGACTGGCGTCGCCGGTGCAGAGCGTGGCCGGCAAAACCGGCGAGATCGTCCTGTCGCACGTCGACATCTCGGCGGCGGCAGCCACCCACACGCACTCGTACGTCTCGTCGCTGAACTCTGTGAGCGGAGCAGTGACGCTGTCGCAGGGGCAGGGGATCAGCATCACAGTCAACGGGAACTCTGTCCAGATTTCCGCGAGCGCTCAGCCCGGCGAAGTCTCGGCAGTCCTGTGGCCGGCATTCATCCTGGGAGGATAGTCGATGGCAAATCCGAACATCGTGGCGACGACGTCGATCTATGGCCGCACTGACGTGCAGGCTGTCGGCGTGTCGGCGACTGCGATCACCACGAACGCGTCGGGGTCGGGCAAGGTCTACAAGATCAACAGCCTGATCGTGTCGAACGTCGGCGGCGTCGCTGGCGTGGACGTTGACGTCTCGCTGCACCGCTCCGGCGTGTCTTACCACCTCGTCAAGGCCCTGAGCGTTCCCGCCGACTCGTCCGTGGTCGTCGTGGGCAAGGAGAACCCCTTCTATCTCATGGAGGGAGACTCGATCCGGATCGCGGCCGGGTCGTCCAATAGCGTCCACGCAATCTGCTCGTACGAGGAGATCGCCTAGTCATGCGTGGCCGACGGGGAGGTTTCATCGGTGAGCAGCCCTTGGCAACAAGCGGCTCGCTGCCGGGCATCTGGAGAGCCAGCGAAATCCTGACGCTCCAGCGTCTCTCGGCGTGGCCGAACAACTACATCCAGGTCTCGATTCCGCAGTCCCTGGACGTGACCGAGACAGGGTCAGGAGGAATATCGGCCACAGTCTCCAGTTCGTACAACTCACCAACGTACCTGTGGCAGAAGAGCATCGACGACGGCGCGACCTGGACGACTGTCTCTGGGGCAACCGTCGGGTCGCTGAACCTAACAGGGCAAACAGCGAGCAACGACGAAGACCTGTATCGCGTGGTCGTCTCGAAGGGCATTCGATCGACGACATCGAACTGGCTGCAAGTGCGTCGCGAGACGTCTGTGTCTTTTTCTTTCTTCAGCCAACCACAGAGTCAGACTGTCCCTGACGGACAAACGGCTTCGTTCATGGCGATCGCCGGGGCCGTCGGAGCAAAGTACAGCGGCACTTACTCTCCGACCTATCAGTGGCAAGTTAGCAGCAATGGCGGCGCGACGTGGGCGAACGTGTCGGGCGCGACTGATTATTACCTACAGTTCTTTGTCGCTCCAACAGACAACGGAAAGCGGTATCGCGCCAGGGTCACGTCGCTTGGCGTGACTGGATACAGCGACGCGGCAGTGCTGACTGTCGATGCAATACAAGTTAGCGTTTCTCCGGAGGTTGGAGACCACACCGTAGACGGGAGCGTTCAGTTCACTGCAAGCGTGACCACATCGCTTCCGTCGTGGAGCCTGGAATGGCAGTATAAGGTATCAGTTCAGTCGCCAGTTTGGCTTCCGATCTCGCAGTTCGGAAACGGCGTCAGGTCGGCCTCCCGGAGCGGAGCAAACTACACACAGTTGACGCTGTCCGGTCTTGCGAAAACAGATAATGGCCTCCGGTTCCGGGCTGTTGTCACTTCCTCTGGTTTCACGGGCGAGTCAGCCGTGTTCCGGACTGAGTGGGAGGCATTGACGATTTCCTGGATCGACGTCCAGTCGAACCCAGGCCAATCTCTGTACATCGGCGAGACGGCACAGTTATCGGCCACTGCCGTTGCGACTGGCAATACGACCGGCAGCAATTACCAGATGGGGCAAGGAGATTCGTTCTCTTGGGAGTACCTTAATTTCGCAAACAGCCCTCCCGACTGGCGTCCAATGGTGCAGGGATTCGGAACTGTGTCCGCAAGCGGCAATAGTGCCGCTCTGGCGATTTCGTACTCGGCGGCGAACGCATTCTCGTACAGCGGCAGGGAGTCAATCAGCGTTCGCCTGCGGGCGAACATCGCCGGGTCTTCATCGTCGTGGATATACCCAGGAGGAAACATCACAGTCATGCAGACCACAAGGCCCTGACGATGCCCCGCCGAATGGAGTTCTTCTCGCCGAAGCGAGCCCGGATGCGGGAGGCCCGGCCGAACGCGTACCAGCGAGGGTATGGCGGCAAGGCCTGGGCCGAGGTGCGGAAGCGAGTCCTCGTCAGGGACAACTTCCAGTGCCGCCACTGCGGTCGGGTGTGCGGCGGCAAGGGCGAGGCCCACGTCGACCACATCGTTCCGAAGCGTCTCCGCGACAGCGACGACGAGGCCGGGCTCCAGGTGCTGTGTGCGAAGTGCCACGCCCGGAAGACCAGGGACGAGTTAGAGGGCTCTAGCGAGCCCTGAGAAGCCCGATCGCGTCGCGGTGGTGTCCCGAGACGCCTAAACTCGTCTCGCCGCAAATGCGGGGCTGAGGAACGCGGGTTGGTCTGGGGCCTATACCGCGAATGCTTTCCTATAAGGCAACAATTTCCAAGCCACTGTATTCGCCGGTATAGGTGGTATACCCCCAAATCCGCAATGGTTTGACCTATAAAAATAGGGATTTTTTCTCCTTATATCTATTCCGCTCGAAGTGGGATAGGGGCGGCATAGGTTGCATAACCCAGGGCGACGATTTTGCTCGAATCCATAGGGTTTGAGCAGCCTCGCGAGCAGGAAAAAATCAGGCGACAAGCGAGGCGACCCTGGGTAGGCTCGCCTCATGCTCTCTGATCCAGGGGCTCTGCCCTCAGGCCCATTCGACGTCGTGCTGCTCGACCCACCCTGGTCGCACTATGGCGCTCAGGACAAGTGGGGCGCAGCAGCCAAGTTCTACCCAACCATGAGCGACGAGGCCCTGGCATCCATGCCAGTGGGTGGCCTGCTCAAGAAGTCGAGCGTTGTCTTCTGCTGGGCGACTTGCCCAAGGCTGAACTTCGCCATCGACCTCCTGGAGAAGTGGGGCCTGACCTACAGGGGCGTGGCGTTTGTCTGGGTCAAGACAGCCAAGTCTACAGGTCGCCCCATAGGCGCAAGAGGCGTGAGGCCAAGCATCATCAAGCCCACCACAGAGTTGGTGATCGCAGGCTCGCTGACATCGAAAGGCAGGCCCATGCCACTCGCCAGCGAGGCTGTGGCTCAGGTTGTCTTGGCCCCAGTTGGCGCTCACAGCGAGAAGCCAGTCGAAGTCATGGAGCGAATCGAGTTGCTCTACCCAGAAGCAAGTCGCCTGGAGTTGTTCGCGAGGAAGACTCGCCCAGGCTGGGACTCCTGGGGAAACGAAGTGCAGGCTGCCTGAACTTTACTGGGCCACACCCATGCGTCATGCTCAGGGAAGGCCCCACCCCCAGGGAGTCTTGCGACTGAAACCGAACGGGACGGAGAACCCCGCTTGCGTCAGTCCGTGAGCGCCTGCGAAATTTTCGGAGGGGTCTTTTCGGCCGGGAAATACGGGTTTTCATGGGACGCACGCCGACTCCCACAAGTCTCAAGGTAATTCGCGGCAACCCAGGCCAGCGGACTCTCAACTCGTCCGAGCCGAAGCCTCCGCCGGCTGACCTGACGCCGCCAGACTGCCTCGACGAGATCGGCATCAGGGTCTGGAACGAGATGGCCCCGCTCCTGACGAGCATGGGCGTGTTCACCCAGGCCGACCGGATGCTGCTCACCCGGTACTGTCTGCTCAACGAGCAGTTCTCGCACGTCGTCAAGCACGTCCGCGAGAACGGCATGACCCAGTTGACTCAGACTGGGTACTCGCAACTCACGGCGGAGGGGTCGTTGTTCAAGAGTCTGCCGTCGGAACTCCTGCGGATCGAGCAGCAGTTCGGAATGACGCCGGCAGCCCGCTCCACCCTCAAGGTCTCCCATGCCGCTGCCAACGAAAACCCTCTTGCCTCGTTTATCTCGAAGCGAAGCGGTTGAGCAAGGGCTCGCCTACTACTTCGACGCCGACAAGGCCCAGCACGCGGTCGACTTCTTCGAGCAGTTCCTCGTCCACTCGAAGGGCAAGTTCGCCGGCCAGCCCTTCACGCTCCTTGACTGGCAGCGTCACGAAGTGATCGAGGAGATATTCGGCTGGATGCGGGTCGACACCGACACCCGGAAGTACCGGGTCGGGTTCATCGAGGTGCCGAAAAAAAATGGCGCCTTGGCCCCCGCAGCCTAGCGTTGCGGGGGCCAAGGTTCCCCTGGTAAGTCCACACTCCTGTCCGGCATCGGCCTCTATATGCTCGTCGCTGACGGCGAGCCGGCCGCTGAGTGCTTCGGCTGCGCGACGTCTCGCGAACAGGCGAGCATCGTCTACAAGCAGATGAAGGAACTCGTCCAGGCGAGCCCCCAC